ATCAACTGCTTAGCAATGTAAATCCATCCAAATGAAAATAAACGCGGTTAAGTTCAAGGACAAAAAGTCCTTTGACAAAAACAAAACAAAGAAAAATGTTAAGGCATCGTTTGATGCTTTCGGCATCGTGGTCTTTGAAGATGAAAAGCCCATTGCACCTGATGCAACTAAGGTGTCACAGGTCAACGAAGTGGACGGGTCACTAGACCAAATCGCTTCAGGTCTTGCCATATGTATTTGCACTGACCTTAAACAGGCGGTTGAGTTCTTGACTCTTAAGCAAGTCAACATCGTTGAAACGTTTGAATCTACCAACACGCTATTCGTTGAGGTTCCTGCGTTTGCTGTATTTGATGAATTCTACGAATCACTCATGCGCACAAAGTTGTTTATCAGTGTTGAGCCTGACTACATCCAGCCGTTCGAGGCTAATGCAGAAATGACTATTGCACAACAGTGGCATCTTAACTTATTCAAGGCGCAAGACGTTTGGTCACTCATCCCGGCTGATGCATACGGTGAGGTTGCAGTGCTTGACATTGCGTGTGAAGTAGACCACGAAGATTTGCAAGGCACTATCAGTGACAAGTCATGGAACTGCGTGTATGACACTGCCGATGTGCGTCCAATTAGTGAGAATGAAAAGCATGGCACACCATGTAGCGGAATCATTTGCGCTAAGACTGGCAATGACACGGGCGTGAGTTCAATCGGTAACAACAAACTCAAAGTGCAATTCCTGCACATTGGTATGAACTCAAACAGCGGCGGCGGTTTCTTCACATCGGATACAATCGTGACGCGTGCCGTAAACAAGGCAATTGCAAATCCTGCATGCAGTGCAATTAGCATGAGTTGGGGCGGTGGTAACACATACCCAATGTTTGCTAATGCGTTGACACTGGCAAAGAACACAGGCCGAAACGGAAAAGGTATTTGTGTATTTGCATCGAGTGGTAATAATTATTCGTCAAGCGTAAACATCAACCCCGCATCGCTTTCAATGGTGCATGCCGTTGGCGCATCGGCACAAAACAACACACGCGCTGGATTCTCAAACTATGGAACAAAACTTTTTGCAGCGGCTCCGGGTGTATCTCTACCAACTACTGACCGTAGCGGAGCGTCAGGGTACAACACTACGTCGAATTATACTAACTTCAGTGGAACATCTGCCGCCTGTCCTGCTATGGCTGGCTGTGCTGCTGCTATTGTACTTGCTAATCCTACACTAACCGAAAAGCAGGTGACTGATATCATCGCATCTACTGCTATTAAGAGCGGCGGTTATGTATACGATGCATCGGGCAGGTCGCTAGAACTTGGTTACGGTGTTGTTGATTTGTATGCGGCTGTTGTCGCTGCAAAAGGTAGCACGGGCGAACCAACTCCACCACCTGCTGAAACAGTCAACCTGTTTGGTACTATTGCGTCTCCTGCGTCAACGCTTCAAGGCTCGCAAGTAACTGTGACCTACACCGTGCAGCTTGACAAAGTGCGCACAGTGGACACAATTACAAACATTGCTGCCGAGTTCGTGCGTCCTGATGGTGCGAAGTCAACTTTCTACACTGGCAATGTCACGATCGCGAAGGGACAAACCACATTCACAAGCTCACTAGTCCACAACATCCCAAACAACATCACGGGCGTAGGTAAATTCAACCTATACATTGACGTGCAAGGTGCAATAGAAGAAAGCAATGAGAGCGATAACAGCGCAACCACTGCAATCAATATCACCGCACCTATCCCAGTTGGTAATTTAGACTTGGAATGCATCTGCACAGGTTACACTTGGCTCGCACCTGACCGCGTGCGCATGGGTATACGCGTAACAAATCGTGGTGCTGCAGTTGTGACAAGCTACAAATTGAAGTGGGAGTTCGCAGGACGCACTGGAACGTGGGATATTGCACGCACATTGAACACGGGACAAAGTGCATCGACGGGAAATGTGATGTACCCATCTGCTAGCACTACATGGCCGCAAACATTCAAAGTTTCAGTGGTAAGTGTGAACGGTCAGCCGGATAATAATCCTACAAATGATGTTGGCACTTGCGTGGTAAACGCAATGTGATTACATTAGCGACCTCATACGATAGTTTTGGTTTATACAGTTTAAGTATTTAGGGTTTAAGCAATAAAAAGGGAAGCTAACGAGCCTCCCTTTTTTGTTGTGTTTACCCAAAGACACAAAGCCGTACGTATTCGGCTATGGTTGTCCCTGTCTGCTTAGCTGCTTTTGTGACTGCCTTCATTTCTTTCTCAGTCAGTCGAGCGCTCACTCTTTGTGTGCGTGGTTGTGGTTCTTGTGCTTTCATGGTTTTGAATTTATACGGCTAATGTAGCCACAATTCTGCATGCAACAAAACGGCTGTTTTGCTACAATACCAAAATACCAAAAAATGTCAGATATCAAAAACCAAATCAAAGCTGTATTTGCGAAATACAACATTGAACCATCTGCACTAGGTATCAAGTTTGAAGATGAATCAACTGATGCAGCAGCAGAGCCTGCAACAGAAGTGAAGTTTGCCGTAGAAGGCACGCTCGCCGATGGTACTAAAATCTACTCAACTGCGGATGAGTGGACAATAGGCGTTGACATCTACACGCAAGATGCCGAAGGCAATCCAGTACCAGTTCCTGCGGGTGAATACATCCTTGAAGATGGAGTTACCAAAGTAGTAGTTGGCGAAGACGGCATGATTGCCGAAATCGAACGCGAAGAACAATCAACTGAGATGAGCAGCGAAGACCTTGTTGCCGTTATCGGTCAATTGTCTGAGCGCATCGCAGCACTTGAAACAGAAAAGACTGAACTAGCAGCAGCGGTTGAGACTGCTAACAACGAAGTGAAATCAGTTAAGGCTGAACTCGCATCGGTTAAGAAAGCCCCTGCCGTTCCTAGCGTCAAGTCACAAGAGTTTAAAAAGTCGAATGTAGTTGTAGCATCAAATGGTAATGCATTTGCTGACTTCATGGAAAACATTCGCGCAAAACAAAGTAAATAATTCACCTCATAATTCTATTTAAAAATGCCAACAACAACTTCACTCACCACCACCTATGCAGGTGAATTAGCTGGTGAAATCGTAGCAAAGGCCTTGTTGTCAAACGTATCTGCACAGTACGTGACAATGAAGCCTAACGTACCCTACAAATCAGTAGTACGTAAAATTGATGACACTGTAACTTTTGCTGCAGGAACTTGTGATTTCACGCCTACCGGCACGATCACTTTGACCGAGCGAATTTTGACCTTGGAGGAATTCCAAGTTCAACGCCAAATCTGTAAGAAGGATTTCTTCATTGACTGGACTACTGCCGATGTAATGTCAGGCCGTGTGAACACTCAAATCCAAGATGCAATCATTGGCCGTTTGGTTGGTGGTATTGCAGCTGCTAACGAAACAATCATGTGGTCAGGTGTAAACGCTACCGCTGGTCAATACGATGGTTTCGAAACTTTGATTAAGGCTGCAGGTTCGAACGCTGTATCTGCAGGTTCAGGTGCAATCAACGCTGGTAACATCATCGCTACCATTTGGGACATCATCAACACAACTAACGCTGCTGTTAAAGGTGCTGCTGAAAAGCCTGCATTGTACATGGGTCAGGCTGCATGGGAAGCTTACATGGAAGCACAGATTGCTGCTGGTAACGGTTGGTACTTGACAGGTGGTCCAGAAGTTAATCGTCGCTTCGTAGGAATGTACGACATCTACGTTTGCCCGGGTATGACTGCTAACAATATCATTTTCGCACAGCCATCAAACTTGATGCTTGGAACATGGCAGGAGAACCAAATGAACGAAGTGTTCATCTTGGACATGCAGAACCTTGACGGTTCACAGAACGTACGTTACGGCGCACGCTTCTACCTCGGTGCACAGATTGCAGTAGGTGAGGATATCACATATTGGGGAGCATAATCTTTAAATAATAACGGGGGTGTAACAGCCCCCTTTTAAAACTATATAAACATGGCTTGTGAATTAACCACAGGATTTACACTCGGATGCCTTGAAGGTATCGGAGGTGTTAAAGAAGTATTGATTGCTAACTACGAAGACTTTGAAACAGGTATCACTTACGGTGGTACTGATGGCGAAGTTGACGGTTTACCAACTGCGACAATCTACCGTTATGTGCCATTCCGTAATTCAGGTTCTTACGTTGAAACTGTCAACAAGAATCTTGAGACTGGTACTTTGTTTTTCTCACAAGAAGTGGGATGGACTTTCGGTAAGTTGAATCAAGAAATGCGCAACGAATTTTTGAACGTGGCAAAGGCCAAGATGATTGTTTTCGTTCGTACGAATGATGATCAAATCTTGCTTGTAGGTGCAGGCGAAGGTGCACAGCTTACCGCTGGTACTGTTCAATCAGGTGCACAAAAAGCAGACTTGATGGGATATCAGGTAACTACGGTTGCAGAAGAACTTTCTCCAGCTGTTCACCTTGAGCCGTTTACTTCAGTACCTTTTGACAACTTCGCAGGAATTACAGTAAGCCCAGCTTACTAATCGCGCTTGCTGATTGTTTTTGTGTTTATTCATTGATTAAGAACGGGGGTGGTGTTACAACTGCCCCCTTTCAATATAGCGATATGATATATCTCCAAGTAAATAATCCTAGTCAGTTCATATATCTATCACTGGATGAGGCAAGGCAGTACTATGCCACGCCCTTTACGCACTATTTGCTAGTGCTAACTCACGAAGAAAACAGCACCACAGGTGATAAGCTCGCGCAGGTTGCAACTATTGTGAATGAAAATGTGCGCATCACACAGCTTACTGTGACAACT